TGGGGAACCGGTCAGTTCAGGAAGATAGATCAAGAGACCAACTTGGTCCCTTGAAATCTCTTACCTTTTGGGATCCCAGATTGTGATCACGTAAGTAATCATTTTCTGTGAAATTCCGTTTAAGGAGACTTCTTATTAGTTCCTCTAGAGGAGCTAGTAACAAGTTTGTTCAGTAGTCCACCATAGCTACTAGACGATGCTTATTAAGCGAATCAGGCACTAATGCCAATCGCCCTAAGTGTGTGTCAGAGACATCTTTCGGATTTATATCTGAGAGATTCTTAACGTAGTTATAGAAATCTTGGTTACCCGTATGGGTAGCAAAGAGTTCAAAGGACTTTCCAAGTACTTTGTCCTGGGTAAGCTTCTTGGCTTCTTCTACCGAAGAAGTTAGAGTAGTTTCCCTATTCGGTCCCTGAGTCATTCTCGCTCTTGGAGTGATTCAAAGAACCTCTGGTGTATCCATCTTAAGCATAGGAGATTCTTTACAGAATTTCCTAAAACTCTTAAGAAAATCTTGAAATTCATTTTCTTTCCCTTCTCTAGGGAGAGTGATGGAGTCAAGATTTAAGTCTGGGATCTCTCTCGAAAGCCTAGCAAACGAGAGAATTGTTATTAAGGCCTGATAGGCCTTAATCCAATTTGGTCCCTCACTTCGGATATGAGAGACAAGTTTCAGTAATGAACTAAATCTCTCAGGCAGGGGATAAGGACCCTTGATCGTTGCCACTCATGGCAACGGTTCAGGATTCCTATTTTCTGCAAGCAATACAACATATTGCGTCTGCTCTTTCCATTTCTTCGTACCACCAGTTATACCATGGTGCTGTATGAGAGATAGATAGGTAGATCTGACCTGGTTCAAGCAATTTTGATAATAATCTCTATTGAAATTATCATCATTGTAAAGGATTGAAGATAAGACAAACACCATAGTGTCATCAAAGCTAGACCCCACATTTGGGATCCAGTTATGTTGAAGGCTTTTGGTGTCCTTGGAGTTACTTGAGAATCTTGCTTTTGGCTCTTTAGCCTTTAGTAATTTCTCCAGTCTACTGACCGGGTAGGTCTCTAAGAGTTTATTAATTAGAGACTTCTTTGAGGTTGATTGAGTCTGTGAAGATTTAATCATAATCAAGGAACTGCTGTACCGGGTATATTCCCGCGTTGCCTTTGACAATAGTGTCGAAAGACAAATGGTTTATCACCGGCCTTACGGTCGAGATATGCTATGATAGTCCGCATACCTGTCC